ATGAAGGTCCTGCTTTGGGCACCTACAGCTTTGTTTGCCTTGCTGTCATTGAGAGCGTTGGCTTTCGTTGCCTATCAAGGACTGAATGGAGCCGCCTTTGAAGAGGAAGAGATCATTGTCGCGGGGGGCGGCTTGGTCTGCGGCTGGATCGCCTGGGTCATGCACAAGACTCTGATCGGACGATGGAGGAAGCCGTAGCTGCCAGGCCGCGAGGGGCACGGCGGGGAGGCTGGCTTCTTGGCTTGGCATAGCAAGGCCGGTGATTGAGGCGAGCGGTACGCGAGCGTCCTCGGAGAGGATTTGAACATAATATACATTATGCGAAATAACGTATCCGCTGAGTCTGGGCCTTCGTCGGCTCCGCATGGCAATGGCTGAGGCGCCGGCTCGGCTCTTGCCTCCCTGCTGGCTCCCCCGACAAGGATGAGCTTGCAGCATGATCGAGATCGATCCGCACGACCGAATTGAGCTGATCGGCTTCCAGGGTGGACACATGTTCACCCTGAGGGTCACCAGCTGGAGCCCTGCGATATGACCTGGTGGTCTCTGACCTGAAACATCGCGCGGGAATGGCGGCTGATGATGGCCGAGGCCCTCCCGGAGATGATCAGTCGAGTGGGTCCGGCGACCAAGCCGCCCGCCGCGGCGAAATCCACGGTGATCTGCCTTGCTGAAGCGATCAGAATTCGCCGAGAGCGCCGGTTCGGCATGCGTGATCCCGGCTCCGGCGCCGAACCATCCAATGTGGTCTACATGAGCCGAGGGCCCAGACCTCACCAGCGCGGGTGAGGCGTTTAGCGTAGGGGCGATGCCCCTACACCCCATTACGCTATCGGGTTCGCAAGTGCCGCTATGAGCATCACGTCAAGCCTGCGGAAACTGTCGACTGCACGCTTATGTGAGGCGCGAATTGCGTCTGTATACAGCACCATAGCCTGAGCACGCTGCTGAAGCTCCAGATGATTCGCTTCGGACGGGTTTCGCATCAATTCCAAGGACGCGGCTTCATGCTCTTCGACTAGCTGATTGTTGAAACGGTACGTATCGATGAGTGATTTTGTGAGCGCGTAGCACTCAATGATCGCACTCCGTAGCTCAACATCAGGAACGTGACCAATGTGGTTGGCGTTCTCTCGGAACACGGTGAAATAGTCCTCTGCGATCGGATAGTGGATCTGAAGAGGTTGCCCTTCTGCTAGCTGCTCAATGCGCACGGTCATAGTTAGCTCGTAGAGCCGGTGCACAGTTCGAACCTCAACATGGATCGCCTGAAGAGTTGCTTTGATTAGCGACCTCGCATCATCGGCGGCTTGCAGACGTTGTGACCTAAGGGTTAGCCAAGTTCCAAGTAGCGAGGCGCCTCCACCAATGACCGCGCCGATAATTGCGCCAACGAAGCCTTCGTTCCAGATGTCCATGCCCTGCCCCTTTGTCAGTCTATTCGCATGAAAGTGCAGGTGGTCTAGCGCTCGTTACAGCGTTGCCAGCCCCCGGAAGGCGAGGATACCTGCTCCCAGCCATTCCGGAGCCTTCGGAACGCTTGGCCGCCGATACAGGCAAGTCCTGAGCGCCGAGCCGCATCGCTCCCGAGGGGCGGCAGCTGCACAACGGTATCGGAGGGTCTGGGGCGGCCAGCGCGACGTGCTTCGTCCTGGAGAGTGCTAGCTTCAAGACCGTCGCAGTACAGCTTCATGCCTGGGTGAGGATGATTCGGCCAACGGTACTGCTCGCAGTTGAATGGCGTCGTGGTCTTTGCCATCGAATTGTACGCGGCCTCCGGGGCTGCTGGGATTGACTTTGGCGCGGGGCCTCTCGCCGAATGTATCTGCTGCGCTGAAGCTGAGGTGGCAACGGCCAACAGTACGCACATCGCCCCAAGTCGAATATCCATATTCCCCCTTTGTCTATAGAGGATGGCACTCGATAAACGTGACGCATCACGTCAGAAGCTCGGCGGGTAGGGTTTGGATTCCGGGAATGCCCATATGCCGAAGATCAGCCCCACAGCGGCAATGGCGGTCTTGGGCGCAAGCTGCTTCCAGATGTTCGTCCCGCCCTCCTCATACACTTCTGCATTCTCGGCGCCGACCGCATCGCCGTGGTACAGCGGATAGATGGCCGGATCTTACTTGAGCGTCTTGCCGCCAGCGACCTCGAATTTGCCCGGGCTGGTGGTGTGGAAATACGTGACCCGGTAGCGCGATTTCAGACCTGCGGTCGTGAGTTTCTGGAAGACGTTCTTGCGCTCGATACGTGCCCTGACCGCCTAATGCACGCGGTTGATCCACTGCGTCATGATCAACACGTCACCGCCGTTCTGTCCGATCAGGGCGAAGAAGTTCTCCACTTCTTCCGGCAGCTGATTGCGCTGTGCGGCGTAGAACTCATGCACCTCATCTATCACCACCAGCGCATCTTTGAACTCATCGGGGATGCACCACTGACCGGTCTCCGGATGCTTGGAGCAGACGAAGGTGGTTGCAACGTCCTTGGTCTCCGCCAGCCTCCGGCCAGCGGGACTCGAGCACTCCATGAAGTACGATCCGGCTTGGAACATTGCCTCCGGATCACCGTCCAGCGTGGCTTTCCCACACATCTGCCATAGAGTGCTGGACTTCACGGGGGCTACGATGCAGTCAACTTCGACTTAGTGCACTCGCCAGTACAGCTCCGTCAGAAGCCGCAAAGCGGCGTCGAGTGACAGCTTGGACATGCCACCGAAGTCGTGTGAAGTGTAGCCGTAGTGTTCGGGATGAGCCGCTATGTTGCCGTTGGAATGCAGTACACCCAGAGCACTCAATACAGGCCGGTTCGCTATGCCGCGAGTGCCGAGGTTTCGAATCTTCTATGCAAGGGGCTCATTACTCTGAGCATTGCGCTCATCTACGAGCGTACAGAATCTATGGGCGAAGCCGCGAAGATGGGAAAAGCTGAGTGCCTGGGCCTCTCCACTCAGGTTCTTGCCGCTCTCGTGCAGCCTTCCCAGTTCAGGGTCGAGCGCCATGGCAAGCTCAATGTCATCGATCATCTTGCGTGGCAGAATTCAATAGGTTGGCGAGATTCTAACGGTTGCCGCGAGCGCCGCAACGACGTCATGTAGGCGGTATGGAGCAGGTACACGAGAGTGGCCAGTTCCCGCGCCTATTAGATTTCGCCAGCAGTGACCCGATGCCCTCTGGTCTTTATCGAACGTGATGACAGCGGCCTCGATGCCTATAATAGCGAGCGATGGCCAGCGTGCCATTCAGGACATCACATAGCCACGAAGGCACAGGGGGATAACTTGGCGCTGATCAATTGCTCGGAATGCGGGAGGCAGGTCAGTGACCGCGCTTCCTCATGTCCACACTGCGGAAACCCGATATCGGCCGCGCGGGAGCCCGCCTCTGGCATGCCCGTCAATGGCGGCACGCCTGGGCCCCAACAGGTCGCGACAGCTTCAGTTGGCGATACTGCGCCGCTGCAGTTCAGGCAAAGCAAGGCCGAGCGGAATGCCCGGCGGAGCCCTTGGCCAGCGCTGCTGCTGGTTTGCGCTGTCCTCGCTGGCGTTGCGTGGTTTGCCTGCCGGCACCTTCCTACGGGCCAAGGTGCCGAGAACGAGGACTATGCGCTGGACTCAAGGGGCTACATCGCATCGATTGGGCCTGCATTCTTTGACAAGCCGAAATCCTTGCTTCTGGTGGACGACACCACAGGGAAAGCGCTGACGGGTAACAGCTACGAATTCCGTATCGGCGGCGGCGAGATGACGCTTTGCACGACTGCTGGCCAATGCAGTGCAAGCGGTCCGGTCAGCGAGGAGCGATTGACCAACGGCACGCAATGCAAGGGAATCGCCACCACTGCACCAGCGCATGACCTGGCAAAGCGGTTCTACGTGGTCTGCGTCTCCCCGGTTCCAGTGAAGCAATTCATCCTTCCAGAGGGAGATCGGCGGGGTGAGATTCCCGCCAACACGCCCTACATGTCGATCGTCTCGCAGTCCAGCAACGGCTCCGTGTTGACCGTCAACGCCCGCATGGTGGTGAAGGGAGATACAACGGCGCAGGGAATGGCTGCTCCGGCTCAGACCGCAGTCGCGCCTGTAGAGGACAAGTGCGCGATCATCGATCGAGGCGAGGCCCAGACCCGTCGGGAGTGTCAGGGTGGAAATTTCAATGCCTGCCGTGACATCCAGGGCAGCTCCGCAAGCGGCGGATCCCCGGCCCTCCCAGCCGGTAGCTGAAGGCCTGCCTGCAGAACAGGACAAGCCCGCGCAGGATCATGATGTGACTCCCCCGGCTGACAATGCGGCACCCGAGCAATCACCCGGTTCCACCGACATCACCATTCGTTCCTCCCCTGCCCCGCGCTACCCTCCGACAGCTTTCCGCGCTGGCATCGAGGGCGTTGTCCGGGTGAGGGTCGATGTCGATGCGCAGGGTTATCCCACCGATGTGTCGGTGGAGACATCCTCCGGTAACAGCGACCTGGATCGCGCCGCCAAGGAGGCCGCGCGGCGATGGACCTTCAACCCGGCAACCATCGATGGAATGCCTGCAAGAGGGCGTATCGTGGTTCCGGTGACGTTCGCCCTGAACTGATCGCTCTCAACGCTGCGCTGGGAAGTCCGGCCTGGCTTTCATGAGTAGAACAACTGCCCGGCTGATCAGCGCCAGGCAGCTGCCTTCAACCCTTGGCGGGCTTCCTGCGCCGGGCTACTTCTGGAGGACGTCGCGCACCTGGTCCAGCTTCTTTGCGCTCCTGATGTAGTCCTCATGAAGGCTTTTGATACGCGCACTCAGTGAAGCAGCAAGTTCTTTGCGCTGCGCCCCCGTAGTGGCCTGTGCCATGAGAGCCAGCTCCTTGTTGATCGCCTTGAAGCGACCAATCGCTGACTGGGAACCCGTATCGAGAACCACGGCGCGGAGCGCGGAGTACTTGACCTCCGGGAAGTGTTCCCGACGGATGTCGACCAGCTTCATCCCTTCCCGCGCAAGTCGATTTACCTTCTTCTGATCCACACTGCTCAGCGTCACTGCCTTCTTTTCTTCAGCCATCTTGCACTCCTTGAAAAACGTTAATTCCATCCGCGGTGCGGGTCATGCGGCAAGGCCGCTACTGCTGGGGTGGCTACTGCTCCAGCCACCAGTCCTGCTCATCGCGTAGCACGGGAACCCACACGCGACTTTCATAGGAAGGGTTGTAGACGGCGGCCATTGAATCGCTCAGGGCGGATCGCTTCCTGGACACATCAACAGAGGGGGCAGCCCACCTGCGGCGCTTCCTGATGTGGAATCGATCCTGAGGATCGACCGTGACGTGAACACCAATGGCATCGCCCTTACCAGCAAGCGCATACTCATAGTTCGAAAGCTCCCATGAACCTTTGAGGTCGGCAAGAAGCTCCAGTTCACTGAGCAGTTGTCCGTGATCGGTCGCGAGAACGATTGCCGTGAACGCCCTCTTGTTTGGATCCTCGATCGTCTGACTGCGGACCGCGTCCAAGCGCGTACGAACAAGCATGGCAGTTGGCCCGTGCCTCGACTTGGACACGCTGGTTAACACACCTCCGCAAGCGACGAGTTCGAATTGGAGCCAGTCGAAGGCGTCCCTGATGGCGACGTCCAGGCTGAACTCCCCATCGTGATCTGGAACCGCGTCCATGAATGGCAGCGGGTTGGGATAGCGAGGCTCGCCCTCAGCGCGCACCTGCCGAACAGCGTCCCGATAGTTCATCCCCGCCAGTGCGTAGGCCACCAGATCTCTGATGTTTCGGCCGGCCTTGGGCGAGCTCCAGTTCTCTGGGAAGATGCGAGCAATGTCCGACGCGGCGCGATCGGCAACGAGCTCCAATACTGTCTTCATGCAACACAGTCCTTTGCGTTCAAAGAGGCGACGCAGGCGCAACCGCCCAAGTCCATGGCTACTTATCGGCCCGAACACAGGAACATTGAGTACTTTCTAGCGTCGTCTACTTCCTGGCGATCTACTTCCCTGAAGCCCGCAACTCGCGCGGCGCCCGCAAGGCCATCCGCTCCGCCAAGCAGTTGATGGATCCTGGCCAGGACCTGCGCAACGCCCGCGCGGAGCTGTCGCGAACACCCACCGTGCAGAACCACGTTCGCCTCGGCATGACGCTGCTGGATGCCGGCCAGGCCGAGGAAGCCAGAACCCTGCTTGAGCAGGCAGCCAGCTCGCCGCTGGGCGACGATCCCTACATCCTGACCGGCCTTGCCCGTGCCCGCCTCGAGTCCGGGCACGCTGCGCTTGCGGTGGAGACGCTGGACGGCCTGTTCGCCCGCCACCCGGACGTGCGCCGCAAGCCGGAACAAACCCTGCTTTACGCGCAGGCACTGGCGGCTACCCAAGCGCCCGGCGCCCGTGCCGCGTTCGAGCGGGCCGTGGAATGCGGAAACGATGCGGCCGCTCGCTGCCTCTACGCCGAATGGCTGATGGCGCAGCCGCAACGCGACGATCGCGAGCAAGCCCGCAGACTGTTCGCCAGCATCATCGACGATGCCCAGCACTGGTCGCGCCACGCGCGCAGCCACAATGCCGCATGGCTGGAGCGGACCAAGGCCGCGTTGAAGAGTTACTGA